GCCAACACACGAGGTCTTTGAATAAAGGTTTGGTGCGTATATACCATTCCGTAAGAGACAAAACGGCTGTATCACATGCATCGTACCCTTTTAGAATGGTGTCATTTTCACACTTTTCTAAAAGTGGTTTGAGCTCGTAAAGATCTGCTATGATCTCGTCTAGCTCCGACCTTTTTCGACTAAGGTCTTCAAGTTCCTCTTCGAGCATGTTATATAAATTGGAGAATTTTTTTACTTGACAGTGGCATTGCTCTGCTGCAGTCCCTGACACACATCTTTGAACTCAGTGTGTTGTTCAATCATATTATTTGTAAAATTTATTTTAAAGAAATCATTCGTGAGTTAGGTAATGGTGCCCAAAGTTATACACAAAGTTGTCATCGTCGATGGCGGGAAACTTCCGGTATTACCCGATGGCATGAAAAAGGCACTTGAAACATGGTATCGTATGAATCCTGGATACAAAGTCAAGATGTATTCGGGTGACGATTGTGTTTCGTACATAAAAGAACATTTTGATGAAGAAATTCTCGGAGCCTACGAAGCACTCAAACCGTATTCATATAAATGTGATTTCATGCGACATCTCATCATGTACAACGAAGGTGGTTGGTATTCTGATCTCAGACAGGTTTGCCTCGAACCCATAGAAACACTCGAAAAGGTTGGTAAAGAATACTACACAAGTGTCGACTGTCCCCCGAACCAGATATGCATGTATACGGCATTTATCGGTTCTGTACCGAAACATTCAATCTCTAAAAAGATGATTGATCTTCTTCTCTGGAACATAAAACGGAGACATTACGGTCTCGATTGTTTGTATCCGACGGGACCGGGTGCGTACATGAACGCCGCGATAGATTTTGTTCGAGCATACCCTGAAAAGTGTATGATCGGACAACATACATCTGAAGAATTTGTCGAGTTTGGTGGAGTCAAATTCGTCAAGTGTAAATATAATAACGCGCGAGGTGCGGACAACACGGACATGAAAGGTACGAATGATTATGGAGACATGTGGCGTAAGAAAGATGTGTATTTAACTAAATAGTTTTTCTACATATTCTCTTTCATGTTTAATCCATAACTGATGACACCCAACCGGTCTACCATCGTATTTGTAATCTTGGATACCAAATTCGCGAGCTTCATCTTTTGATGGTCGAGTTAAATCTGATACAGCAAAAAATACGTCATCTGGTTCTCCACTCCATTGTTTTATTTTGCATAAGTTTTTAGCTGATTCAACCTTTCTTAAAAAGAATCCACCATTCAATAAAATCCATTTAATTGGGGCATCTTTAAAATTACTCTCTTTAAAATGGTGATTATATTCTAGACATCTAGGACATTTACATACGTTGGAGCATATATTCATGAGTCGACCTTCAAAAGGTACGAAAAAGTGTCCACACGGACCTCCCACGATATCATACTTGTAAAATTTATCTGGAATTTTTTTGAATATGTATGAATCCCAAGAATTTGTTAACACATAATCAAACTCTGAAAGACTATCCCAAAAATCATAACTTGTAAATATCCGGTCATATTCTTTCACGGTTACATTTGTATCAAACATTTTGCGATATATAACATTTTTCCAATCTTTTGTGGTTTCCATTATTATATCTTCATTGTCTCCACTATAAAGAATAACGAGTGCCGCCTCACCTCCGCCATACACGTTACATATATTGTTTAAATTATGCTTAATTATATCCATATGTCTAAATTCCACAAATAACATGCATAATTTAGATGATACAGCCCACGTTTTCTTTGACACATCTGGATCTTTCGTATATGTGGATACAAGTTCTTTATATTCTTCAAGTTCCATATGACTGACACTGGAATACTTTCTTTAATCCGTTTTTTTATTCCATCCTTCCCATATATCATCCGTTTCTATACGACGTTTGGGTCTTATCTCGTATAATTTCTTCATTCCTTCTGATTCTTTATCCTGTGGTCTTTTGACGAAAGATGCTTTTGTTCTATACCCGGTACTATCCACACCGTATTTATGCATTCCGGGTTCGGTCACGAGTGGTGATATGTAGTAATATGCTAACGTTTTTCTAAAAACGTCTGGAGGACATAAAATCTTTTCGGGAACACCATGCCATGACATGTTATTTGTTTGAAACAACGTAGCAGTGTTATAAGTAACCTCGTGCTTTTTCACACATTCTGTAACATCCTCGTTCCATAATTCTGTTTGCCCGTTCCACGAAGAATCCCAATTCTCGTTTAAATATAAGATTAAATTTAAACGCCTTTCTTTGTTTTCTAGTATAGGGTGTTTCTCGTAGTCTAAATGAAGATGTAATCTTCCGTATCTACCGTGTGCGTGTATAGAACTTCCGTATAACGTAGGATCGTATTCGAGATTATCTATGGATGAAATCTCGGCAAACGCGTTGACCATTTCATTCGAAGAAAGTGCGTCATATACAGATTTTATAGTGGGTGGAAGTTCTTTTATATTGGAATTCAAATATTTTACTTCAGCTGGATTTTCGTAATTAAACCAATTTTTGTTTGTGTCAAAGTCACATGGAAATTCTGACACAACTTTAGAAATGGTATCCTCACTTAAAAAGTTTGGAATTGATACATTCTTAAACGGTACACCATTTGAAAATTCTGTTTTGTAGTGTTCTAGATTATTCATCCAGTCACCGAACAAACTCATATAAAGAGTATTATGCATTTTTCTTTAAATGACGACATTTTCCGATGAAAGGGGTGATATGATATTTAATTTTTCTACAGCACCCTTTAAAATAGAGCAGTCGTTTACATCATTAAACAATAAGAATGTGTTACGAGGTATACACTTTAGCCCTTATAAGAAATATGTAACTGTAGTTTCTGGTAGAATTGTCGACGTCGTAGTGAGCCCCGATGGTAGTGTGAACATGTATGAACTAAAAGCTGGTGACTCTATATTAATTGATGAGCATCATGGACACGGGTACTTTTGTTTTGAAGAATCACACATCGTCTATTTTTTAGGAGGTAAATATGACCCAGTACTAGAAAAAAATTGTCATTGGAAAGATCCCACACTAAACATAAAATGGCCGGAACAAAGCGTTCATGCTATCGTATCCACGAAAGATAAAATGAATTGCTTATTTAAACCCATCGAAACAGTTGTATTGGGATCGGGTGGGTATTTGGGTAAACAACTTCTACGATACATACCAAATAGTATGGGAAGTAGGACGAGACTGGAAAATATAAAAGAAGAACTCGAGTTCTTGAAACCTAAATATGTCGTATCGGCCGCGGGTATTTCCGGTAAACCAACTGTGATGTGGTGCGAAAATCACAAAGAAGAAACGACATTTGTAAATCTCACACAACAATTGCACCTCATAGAAGTGTGTAAAAATCTTGGCATTCATTTAACACTTTTGGGTTCTGCACAAGTGTATGATGGTAATAAGTTTTTCACTGAAGATGATACACCCAATTTTGATAGACTCTTTTATTCACGTACGAGAATACTTTTAGAAAATGTTATTCGAGATGTATATTCGAAAGATGTTCTATATTTACGTATAGTTTATCCAATTACGTTTGACAAAAATGAACGCTGTTTCTTAGAAAAAATGCGACACAGAACACATAACGTCCACGATACCCGCGTGTCACTCACAATAGTTCCACATTTGTTTCCAAAAATTAAAACACTACTAGATCAAAAAATAACCGGTATAATGAATTTCACAAATGATGGTTGTGTATCTCTTTGTGAACTACTCGATATATTCAACGAGAAATATTCTGTATCGAATGAAGTGAGTGACCGTGGCGAGTGTAAACTTGATGTATCACGTCTGAAGTCGATCATTAGTGTAGAAGAGGTTAAAAGTGTATTAAAGACATTTTCAAATGATAAAAATATATGTTAATCGATTGTTTTATATTTTATAATGAACTCGACTTACTCAAAAATAGACTCACGTACATGTCTCCAATTGTTGATAAATTTGTAATCGTAGAGTCGGCCGTTACATTCAGAGGTAATCCAAAAGAACTGTACTATCAAAAACATAAGGATATGTTTAAGGAGTGGGAAGATAAAATAATTAACGTAGTGGTGGAAGACAATCCCGAAGGTGAAAATCCATGGGAACGCGAACATTATCAACGCAACTGTATTACGAGGGGTCTAAAGGATATGGATAACGAAACACTTGTCATGATTTCTGATATAGATGAAGTTCCAAATATCAAATATATACAAATTCCTCCCGATCAACACATATGTTCTTTCAACATGATAGCGTTTCAATATAGTTTAAAATACATACAGGAACTTGAACCGTGGTTTGGTACTATACTCACGACGAAGAAAGTTTTGGAACATCTAACCCCGCAAATGTTACGCGATAGGCGTTGGAAGTTTCCTTTTTATAGGAATGCTGGTTGGCACTTTTCATCATTCGGTGATGAAAAATTTGTAGCGAACAAGATACGAAATTTTTCACATTGTCACGATGAAAGTTCACAAAATAAAAATGAAGATACGTATAAAATGTACATAGAAGAAGGTCTTCACACGGATGGAAAATATAAATTAGTTAAAACCACACAAGATATCTTAGACCAGGTACCCAAAGAATTTTTATGAATTAAATACAATTGAAAATGGTTTATTTCCATAAATAGCCGCCATGTAGGCATACGTTGAAAATCCAACTAAATCTGGATTTCCACCGGTGAGAAAAAGATGCGGACACTTACTAAATAAGAAGAAACGGAGATATATAGATTGGTAATTTTCTATAGACATTTCCTCTTTAGAGTGTTGGGACATACCTATAATAAAAGTCGTATCAAGTGTTACCAATTTGTCCCCGAATTCTTGCATTAAGTCATCTAACGTCGTTTTAGAGTCACTCGAAATAAACACTTTACCCGGAGCATCCCGTATAACTTTTCTAAATCTTTCTAAACCCTCGTCCGAACAGTGATAGAAACCCGGTTGATCGGATCTTTCATCTTGATATTGTCTAGAATCCTCACTGTATGAACCTCGACGAACTGAAACGCCACACGATACATCTTTTAGTAGGTGAATATGATTTTGGATCATTTGTTCCATGTATGACGTTGGTTCTATGATGTCTCGTATTCTTGGGTGCACGTTTCTTATCGTATAAGGGTTGATAAAAATAGGAGATTCGGGTATCTTACCCAAATAAGAGACGCGAGTAAATCCTTTTATGGTAATACAATTTGAAAATTCATACTCGTACACGGAATCGTGTAACTTAGTACACTCCTTTTGCATAGAAGTGAGTTGAATTAATATATTACCTAAAGCACCACTTGGTTTAAATACATACTCGTCGCTCATTATGGTTTAAAGACAAGGTTGTTCTTTAAATTATAATGACCAAGAAGGTTTGGTATGCACCCAATAAATTTGAATCATACGGGGAGGAAGAAATTGAAGCTGTCAATAATTGTCTCCGCGATGGTTGGCTCGCTGGCTTTGGGGATCGTTCTATTGAATTTGAGAAAAGGGTTTCAGGTATATTCGGGAAGAGACATGGACTCTTTGTAAACTCCGGGAGTAGCGCGATCCTTTTAGGTTTGTGTGCGCTCGACCTTCCAAAGGGTTCTGAAATCGTAACACCTGCGTGTGGATTTTCCACTACCGTCGCGCCTATCGTACAACTGGGTCACAAACCAGTGTTTTGTGACGTAGAACTCGCTACGTATGTTCCAAGTGTAGAACAACTCAAGAAGGTTGTCACGGAAAACACGACGTGTCTCCTTCTTCCAAACTTAATCGGAAACACACCCGATTGGAAGGCCATCCGCGAAGCATTTCCAAACGTGATTTTGTTTGAAGATTCCGCCGACACGATCACAAAGACTGAGTGCACGGATTTAAGCACCACGAGCTTCTACGCGAGTCACGTCATCACCGCGGGTGGCGTAGGTGGCATGGTCATGTTTAACGACGAGGAACATCTCAAGCGCGCGCTCATGTACAGAGATTGGGGTAGAATCGGTGATAACATCGAAGAGCCGAGCGAACGATTTAATCACTCCGTCGATGGCATTCCATACGATTGGAAGTTTTTGTATGGGGTCGCGGGGTATCACTTGAAGGCGTGTGAAATGAACGCGGCGTTTGGTCTTGTTCAGCTCGATAAACTCGAAGGTTTCCTCAAGAAGAGACGCGCGATGATCGAACGCTACCTCGAAAACCTCAAGGACACGGAGTACTACACGCTTCCAGATGATTCCAGAAAACCAAACTGGCTCGCGATTCCACTACAGTGTTCGGATAGACTTGAATTGGTGAAATACCTCGAAGAAAATGATGTTCAAACACGGGTCACATTTGCTGGTAATATCACGAGACACCCGGCGTTCAGAGAGTATCTCCAAGAATTTGAAAACGCAGATAAGATAATGAGAGATGGGTTCCTTCTAGGTGCACATCATGGTTTGGAAATTGAAGATGTTGACAGAGTGTGTGAACTTCTAAATAATTTCAAACCAAAAGGTAAGTATTTTCATTAAACAGCTTAAAACAAGTAATTTCTAATATCTAAATGCCCACTGCACTCGTCACGGGGGGATGTGGGTTCATCGCGTCCAATTTTATCAACCGGATGAAAGACAAATACCCAGATATTGAGTTTGTCACCGTTGATAAAATGGATTACTGTTCAAACACTAAAAACGTAGATGATGGAAAGGCTACCATTATCAAGGGAAATGTAGGTAACGCTGAACTCATTGAACATCTCATACACGAATATGAGTTTGATTACGTGTTTCACTTTGCGGCACAAAGTCACGTAGACAACTCGTTTGAAAATGCACTCACGTTTACGAAGGATAACGTACACGCGACACATGTGTTAATAGAAGCGTGTAGGTATTTTCTACCAAACGTCGAGTTCATTCACTTCAGCACGGATGAGGTATACGGTGAAAGTGTCACGGATGTACCATTTACCGAAAAGGATGCGGTACTCAAACCAACGAATCCTTACTCGGCATCCAAAGCGGCCGCTGAAATGCTCGCACGTTCATACATCGAGTCATTCGGGATGAACATAAAGGTCATAAGATGTAATAACGTGTATGGTCCAAATCAGTACCCAGAGAAGCTCATCCCAAAGTTCAAGAAACTCCTCAAAGAAAACAAAAAGTGCACTATTCACGGTTTGAGTTGTGCCCACATAAAACGCGCATTCATGCATGTGGATGATGTGGTTGACGCCGTGGATACCGTTTGGAAAAAGGGTGAAAAGGGTGAAATATATAACATAGCATCGGATCACGAACTCACGGTCATGGAAGTGACAAAGCTCATCATAAAGACCATTAAAAACACGGAAGACTACGATGCTTGGATAGAGTACGTAGACGACCGGCCATTTAACGACCGTCGATACTACATATCGGCAGACAAACTTAAATCTCTCGGATGGTCACAAAAGAAGGGTATCGACGACATGATTAAATTTCTCAGTACATGATATAAAAATGGTTGCATCTAAGTTTGACATGCAACAATTATCCAATCTCGCTGCGAGAACAGGTCAAGACATGGAAATGTCATATGGTACGCTGTTTTTGATCGCAGTGATGGGCGTGTTCTATATCGCGGCGAGTTCGGTAGGAATCAAGACCTTCAATGATTGCGACCAAGTACAAAATTCGCAGAAATGGAAGAATCTCAAGGGGTTCTTGAGTCACACGATGGCCGCAGCCATCGCCATGATCCTCACACTTTTGGTGACTAAGATTGTGAAATCCGAAGCCGCCGCATTCGCGCTCTTGTTCGGTATTTTCGGTCTCATTGCATCTTCCATGACTTTGGCGATGACCAGCGAATGTAGTAGCACCGCTGATAAGTCGGCTCGAAACTTTGGTATTGTTTCGTTGTTGGGTCACATACTTTTGTTGATAGTATCTATTTACTTGATGATGAAGCGTCGTGGTGTGAAAATGCCAACATTGAAGCGAGGGGTGAGAATGTCTAGCTATAGACCATTACCAGGACCGATGGCTCAGTAAATTTAATATCGTATTACACTAGATGGATAAGAGAATTATCTTTTTGTTACTGGTGTGTTCACTGAGTTGCATTGGTTCTGTATTTGCCACATTAGGCGGGTTAAGTGCAAAGAAATCTGGTAACATAGAAGGCACGGAAGAATTTTATATTAAAAAGTACGAACTCGAAAAGCTCAAACAAATATTGATTGACGCCGTCGCGGCTGATACACAAATTGTACCCCCAGAAAAAACCGCGGGTGATTTCATCGAAATAGACGATTACATAGAGTACAAGATTCAGTTCGCAGCGGGTAAAGATACGAGAGAAGAGATAATAAATCGCTCACAACCACATATAGATAAATTAAAACGCTGGTGTGCCGAACATTACGACGCACTTAACACTTTTAGAAAATCTACAAATAAGATCACATATCTTGATGGCACACAGGTCACGGCTGAAAAGTTCTATGCGACATTTATGTCAAATATTTCAGACGAAGGAAAATTGTTACTTTTTAAAATTTGTAAAAAATAGATATGCATGTGGTCGATTCAATTCAAATCATCTTAATGCTCCTGTCTTATGTGATGCAAAAGACAGGAAGATTAACTTTCGAAGAAAAATGTAAAATATTACAATTCGTGGGAAAACTTACGTCAGAAACGACATTTGAGGCTCGTCTTCCATCAAGCGTCGAATCCGCACGAGTGTATAGAGACCAAGTAACACACCTGTTAGAGAGTACATAGCGTAGTATTTTGAACCATTTCTGTACTGGTAAATTCCCCAGAGTATGCTCGTGGCTATACCAGATATCACATATTCGGGTGTATAACCATCAACTTTCTTCATGTTATACACGTCACTAAATTCACGCGCCAATTGATACGCACCGAGTGAACTCGCGGTAAAAACTATGATGCTGTCTGCATCCATTATAATTATTAGAGAATTTATTTCTATATACATAATAAATGAGCTCCACACCAGAATCCATCCTTGATGGATATGACAACAAGTCCCAACAGGCGAAGAAGGTCGCGGAACGTGTCAAGATGTTGACCGCACGATACAAGAAAACGGGTGTCAACAAGGAAAACATATGTGGTATCGTTTCCAGCTTGATGATGGAAGTTAACAGCATCAAGGCACTCAGGGGTCCAGAGAAGAAAGAACTCGTTCTTGATTTGATTTACTCTTTGATAGAGCAAATCGATGAAGGTGAAGAAGATTCCGAATTGGAAGTCGTCCTCAAAAAGATGGTTCCACCCATGATCGACAGCTTCTCCGTGATGCTAAAGATAACTAAAGGTTGTGGTTGCTTTGGTAAATAGGATGAAATTTCCAAATCTGGAAACAATGGTTATGTATGGAATCTACACAGTGAAAGACCTAATCTTACATTCACAAGATAAGCTTGTAAAAAGAAACATACGAGTGTTGAATGAATGTGACACGTGTTGTTTCGTTTTTGAAGGGCATTCATGTGATAATTGTAACTCTATTAAAAGGAACGATGTATGTATGGTTAAGTAATAATGCCGGGCTATCCGGTCGTCACAACTTACACGACGCGTCACTTTCGCCACTTTCGAGAGTGATTGTATATGTTGCGCCGAAAGGCGAATGATAAAAACGCTAAAACGCGAGTGTTTCAAACGAGGAAACAGAGGTCATCAGTTTGCGGCTTGGGTTAAACGTAAGTTTGGTACGCTAGTGATACGCAGAGAGACCAGTTATGGCGAAGGTGTATCACTTCCGTGTGTTATATGTCGAAAGGTCATAGATAAGCATGGCATTCGTTGGAAAGCATACGATGGAGAGACCTGGATAGATAGTTTGAACACAAAAAATATACCCAAATCGAAACCAACTAATAAACAACGTCGAATTCTAAGGTTTGGGCTTAATGATGAGTCCAAGTGCTGATTCAAGATTGTTCTGGTTTCGTTTGAGTGGTTTATCTCTCTTTAATTTGAGTGTCTCGTTTTTACCGGATGCACTCTTTATTTCATCCATCTTTTTTGTGTTTGAAATAATTGGTATTAACCGGTCTTCATGAGGTTTCATGTCTATTTCTTTGGGTTTTTCTTTGTCGACGACGCTATTATTCCTAAATTCTTCTATAGTGAGGTCCCCACCAAACACATTGAGTCTTTCACGTAGAGGTGCTATTGTTATCGAACCAAGTTTGTTGTATAACTTTTTTCGCATAATGATAATGTTACTGCATATGATACCTCCACGTGTAATTCCGTATTTATCTATGGCGTATCTTTTCATACAACTCCAAGAACAGAATCCACCGCATGTATAAAATTTACTACGTTTATCATCGTATTTATATGGGAGTTTCAAAGTTTCACCTTCAAATGGATGACAACACCACCAACACCACATACATTAAAGGAAATGGTAGTCTTTAAGTGTTATTTTTTTCTCAGCACAAAACAAACAACATGGGTGGTGGAGGAAGTAGTACCATCAACCAGGAATTCAACATGAGTGTTGTGAATGATGTCATGTATAATTCAGTGACCAATAACGAATCCATCAATGAAAACTCCATGCAGAACATTCAAAATATGGAACTCAATATATTGAAATCTGTCGGGTGTAATATAACTACCGATCAAGAGATTACATCAAGTTTTATGGCGACGACTGAACAAATTACAGAAAGTTTCCAATCCGTTGAAAATGATATCGTGAGCGAACTTCAAGCACAGGCGGGGGCGGCACTCGATAAACAAACACAAATGGGGAACATGCAATTCGGTGACAGACAAAACGTCAACCAAAAGATTAACACAGAAATAGAAAACATCGTGAAAACTAATCTCGAAACCAATAACCTGACGAAAACGATAAATGAAGCTGTTAATATTCAAGACCAAATAATTAACATTGGTGAAGTATACTGCTTTAATGGCGAATCCCTGACATTCAAACAAAACATATCGGCCGATCTCGCCGCACAAGCCGTCGCGAAGAACTTGCTCTCGGCTGTCACGACCAACAAAATGGCAAACGAAATCGTAGCCACGGGTGAAGCCACCGCCGGGTCCAAGGCTGGCGGGGCCGCCGAAGCCATTGAATCGGCTGGTGAGGCGGTATCGGGTGTGGTTGGTGCAGTCACCGGTCCCATGAAATATGCGATCATTGGCGCCGTGCTGTCGTGTGTGATGATAATCATCGCCATGGCCATGATGGGTATGTCCCCAGCTGGTCAAAACAGGCTCAAGACCGCGAACTTTTCTAAAATGAAAATGCCCGGTATGCGACGTTAAATTACATTTTTGTTCTCTGTGGTGTACTGTTACCACTAAAAACAAAAATTTACAAAGACTCGAGGTACGCGATCAATTCTTCGCGGTCACCTGACTTCACGAGTGGAATGATCTTCGCGAGTTTTTCTTCATCTTCAGTTAACTCCTTCGCCATACCGTAGACGATGAATGGGTTGATAAACTTTTCTGGGGAAGCTTCCTTGATGTATTTCACCGCCTTAGAATCCTTGCCCTCCAATTTTTCACGTCGAATGGTATACAGCCAGTATGCCACGACGACCAGTGATACAATCACAGCTATTGTGTTAATCTGTCTGTTCTTCATTTATATAGATAAAGAAATAATTTTTCTTTAAATCAATGATTTTGAGTATAGATGTTGGTATACGAAATCTGGCCATGTGTCAATTCGAGGAAACATCCAATCTCGTCGTGAACTGGGATGTTTCAGGTGTACCACCTGAGCACAAAGACGGATTATTTGTGTCCTTACGAAAACATCTAGACGAACGACCATGGGTACTCGATTCAAACATAATTCTTATAGAGAAGCAACCTGATAGAAATAAGAAAATGAAAATGGTAGAGAACTTTTTACATGCATACTTTGTTATAAAATCACCGAATTCAGAAACAATAATTTATGATGCAAAATTTAAGATTCCCGATGTGTGTGGTCCGGGTAAAGCACAGTATCTAAAACGAAAAAAAGTATCCATCGAGCGGTGTGAAGCCTTTTTAAATAGCAATCCCGTGAATTCACATTGGCTTCCTATATTCAAAGAATCCAAAAAGAAAGATGACCTCGCGGATACGGTGATGCAAGCCATTAGTTTCACGAAACGCGTGGAACCACTCAAGAAAACCATAAAAAATAAAAAACTTGTGGCTAGAAAACCAAACCAAAACCAAAAAGAAACGCGTTATTCTAAATCAAATCTCGCGTGGATTTACCTTAACAAACCCGAGTGTGAGTGTCTCGATAAAAACAAGAGATTTATGAAAGATTTAAAAAGGTATTATAAAAGTATAGAGGAGCTCGCGGAAGAATGCAAAACCTCGTAGAAAAATATAAACGCGAGATGGACCGATACAAAAAAATATATTTAATGATTAATGCTCAGGTATGCAGCGACATTCACCGAGCTCCCACGTGTAATTCGAATGTTACACAGGCGAGGCGAGAAAGTCATAGTTGACTATGCAAAAGAAAATTGTAGATTATCCGATGCGTTTCACATTACAGAGACGACTAAAGAAATCATCACAGCACTTCCCGTCGGATCTATGTCAGCCATAAAACTCACGAGTTTTGGATCGAGAGAATCGAAGATAGATGCAAGAGATTGCGCACATAATATCATAAAACATGCGAAGACGTGTGGTGTTAAGGTGTGCATAGACGCCGAAGATGTGTTGTACCCAGACATATGTTATGACATGATGGGAGAACACAATACAAAAGACGATGTACATGTGTATAAAACGTATCAGATGTATAGACGCGACGCCATGGAAGAACTCTTACACGATATAGAAGGAGCACACAGGGATTCATTTAAACTCGGTGTGAAACTCGTGAGAGGTGCATACTTGAGAAACCAAAAAGGTTTATTTGATACGAAAGCTGACGTTGACAATGAATACAAAAAAGCCATGACGTATACGCTCGTGTGTCCACATACACACACTATTTTAGCGACACATAACGCGCCATCACTCCGATACGCGACAAAATTTGACAAAGACCGATACGTCACAGCGCAATTGTTAGGAATGGGTAAAAAAATAGGTATAGAGTATAGATATGTACCGGTAGGTAATCTATATGAACTCACACCTTATTTAATAAGGCGCCTCAAAGAAAGGATGTCATGGGATTAAAAAGTTTAAGGATTTAAAGTGTTTAAACCATATATGTCATTTAAGCTACTAGAGGAATGTCTGGAATCGCATACTGTGTCTGGGATAGCCAAGAAACTAAATATAGTGTCCGGTACGGTAAATAGATGGATTCTGTTAAAAGATGTTCCATCCAATTATGAATTTGATTTACTCAAAATACTCGGTAAGAATATAGATTACAGTGAGTATACACATAAATCGAAGGATCAATTTTTTACTCCACAAGGCATGGCAAAAAAATGCATAGATACATTCTTCCGCGTCACGGGTGTAAACCCGGATGAATACACGTTCATAGAACCATCCGCGGGAGACGGGAGTTTTTTCAATGCATTGTCGCATAAAAAGATAGGTATAGACATAGAACCAAGATGTGATGGTGTATCCAAATTAGATTTCCTAGGTTGGACTCCACCAGATACATCTTTGAAGTATGTGGTCATTGGAAATCCACCGTTTGGATTAAGGGGGCACATGGCACTGAATTTCATAAATCACTCACATGCGTTTGCGGATTACGTAGCTTTCATATTACCACAGTTATTTGAAAGTGATGGTAGGGGGTCACCTAGAAAACGAGTACAAGGGTATAACCTCATTCATAGCGAAAAATTGAGTGGGATGTTTCACATGCCTAATGGAAATGAAACTAAAATAAACGGCGTTTTTCAAGTGTGGTCTAAACACACAAACAATGATGAATTTGAAATAAAAAAGGTAGACAACGAAGATGTGTGTGTATACTCTATATCAGATGGGGGCACCGTAGCATCTAGAAGAAATGTAAAAATGATAGGAAAATGTCATGTGTATCTACCATCTACATGCTTCGGCGAAAACAATATGAAAACGTATGACACGTTCGATGAATTACCGGGTAAGAAGGGGTATGGAATATTTTTTAAAAATAATGCTGAGTGTTTAATTAAGAAAGCTAAGCAGATCGAATGGTCTAAAGAGGGCTTCAAATCAACAAACTCAGCTTTGAATCTAAGGGCGTCGATAATTTATCAACTGCTTGGGTGAGTTCGAGTGGCTGGATACGCCGACGAAGCCAAGACCCGAATGTGTCATCAGAATCACCATGCGTGATTCTCAACGTGATATCTGCATCCATACCCTTCTTAAGTACAGGCTCGCTTGTGTCAAGTTTATAGACATCATTGGTTTTCTTCCTAGGATGTGCCGTGCGCTGTAATATGGGATGCTTACTCTTGAGGTTATAGGAGTCAATGACAGTAAAGTATGTCTCGTGTGGTGAAATATCAATAAAGATCCAGAAATCTGGTGAATTGTCGTTAGACAGGTTTTCGTGTTGGAACGTGGAATATTCACCCATCCGAGCCGTTTTTACTTCCACCTTTCTTCTATCATCACATATTAACATGTCATACGCTCTATCAGAAGAACCCTTCTTTGAAATGTTTTTGTTTCCATCCCATTCAACGTCTATGCCATGCTTTTTGCAGAGGTTGAATAGGAGCGCCTCACCCCTAGATCCGATCGCATCAGCACTCAATTTACGAATACCTTCGAGTGGCGAATCATCCCACTTACTCACCTTTTTCGTAGAAGTTTCAATAAATGCTATCAAATTGTCAAAAATAGTATCCATTTTATTACTTACTAAATACATTCACTATCATCAACTTAGGTACTAAAATGATGGCATAAAGATTTAGCTCGTTATATATTTAATCATGCAGAAAGATGTCTTGGATCACGGATTTGTTCGCCTCGTGGACCACATGCCTCGGGAAGATGTGGATGCGGCCATCGTACAATCTGCCCGAGTCTCGTATGGAGATGGGACTAAAACCTCACGAGGAGACCGCGGACTTATTCGATATCTCCTTAGACACTGGCACACAACACCCTTCGAAATGGTGGAATTCAAGTTTCACATCAAGATGCCCATCTATATCGCTCGACAGCATATGCGCCACCGCATGGCCAGCATCAACGAACTCTCCGCCAGATACTCCGTCGTTCCGACACAATACTACGAACCAGACGTTTTACGCGGGCAATCCAAAGTAAACAATCAAGGTTCAGAAGGTGTCGTAGATGTAGGGGAAGAACTCTCGTCAAAGGTTTCCGAAAAACTCAGTGAATCTTTTGAGTTATACCAAGACCTTCTTGATAGAGGTACGTGTAGAGAACAAGCGCGTGGTAACCTTCCACAATCGACGTACACAGAATTCTATTGGAAGATCAACCTTCACAATCTCATGCATTACCTTCATCTACGTATGGATGAACACGCCCAAATGGAAATTCGCGAATATGCTAATGCGATTTACGAACTGGTCAAACCCCTCGTCCCCGTCACGATGGAGGCATTCAAGGATTTCCGCGCGGATGCCATGCATTTAACTGGACCTGAAATCAGGGCTATCGTCACCGGTGAAAAGATTGAATCACCGGGTGAAAGGCGTGAATTCGAAGAAAAATTGAAAAGATTGAATATTAATTTGTAATGTTATATTAACATGCTCTCTATTGCCTCGACCCAAGCTAACATAAACGCGATTCGAAAGAAGTTCAAGAAGTACGGAAAAAAGATGAAGAAACAGCGAATTGACGATTTTACGTCTATTCGTGAGCGTCTTTCCGAAATCGCAGAGGGTGAAAAGACTCGATCCCGTGAGATTTTGGAAAGCCACAAAGCTTTCTTTGCCGAAGAAAAGAAACCAACAGAAGAGGTTTCTATCGACTTTTATAAGAAGTAAACGCGAACCACGCACTCAACGCAGACAATAATGTAAAAGAAGGTAAGTGTTCTACCATGTTCCCAGCTATGACCGCAGATAACACACTATACTGCGCATAACGCATTTCCTTTCTCGTCTTTTCTAACGATCTTTTCATAGATGCCCTGGACTCTTCCAAGCCCAGGACAGCTGTGCTTATGTTTTTTATACGCGAAGGCATTTCAAATGATGTCGAAAACACGTCTTGAATATCGAAAGAATCCGTGAATTGATCGCGTATCATGGGTTCGAGGTATTCGTAATAATTGAAATTTTCATCGAGTTTTATGCACGTACCTTCCACCGTAGAAAATGCTTTCGCGAGATACACGAATGATGTAGGAATCGTGAATGGTTTCTTTTGTGCGAGAGATAAGAGTATCTCATCTTCGAGAATATCATTCTTGAAACTCCCACCATCGAGTGTCTCGAGATAGTTCAGTGCGGTCTTGAAAAATATTTCAATGTCACTGGTATCACTCGTCGTCGGAACTATTATATTTAGTTTTATGAGTGTCTGTACTATACCTTTTGTGTCCCTATTTATGATGCATTTAAACAGGTCTTGGAAACCTTTTTTGAGTTCATCAGATATATCTATCACAAGACCAAAGTCATAAAACACGAGTTTACCATTTTTAGAAAAACCTATATTTCCCGGGTGTGGATCGGCGTGAAAAAGCCCCTTTTCCATGGTTTGAATCACATAAGATGTGATGAGCGCTTCGCACACCTTTTTGGGGTTTACATGTTCGTCGTGTATTTCCGTAAGTTTTTCCGATTTTACATATTCCATGACTATCATGTCTTCACTCGACAGTTTGCGATACACGCGTGGTATTTTTACCCATTTCACACCCTTAAAAGCGCGTCGCATGCGATTCGCATTATTCATCTCTTTCACATAGTCAGATTCAGATAATAGGTAATCGATGGACTCTTCGAGTACACGACCGGAAGTCGTACCCGTGTCTACCCCCACCTTTTCTAAAAAGTTCACGACATCCACTATATTATCAGTGTCGCGTTTCATTATATCGTAAATATTGGGGCGTTTTATCTTCACTACAACTTCACGTCCATCCAATAACTTAGCTTTGTGTACTTGACCTATACTCGCCGATTTAAATGGTACATATTCAAACTCTGAAAATACATTGTTCGCATTTACAACATCTTTTACACATCCCTCGTCTATCGGTGGGACATTATCCTGTAAAGATTCAAGCTCTCGTGTAAACTCTAGAGGGTAAAGGTCTGCACGCGTTGATACAATTTGGCCTAACTTTACAAATGTTGGACCGAGTTCTATTAACTGATCTCGAGTCCAAGAACCAAGTTCACCTTGACTTTTTGTGAATCTCTTGCGCCACAGAAATTCAGCCGCAAACTTCCACGTTTTACGTTTCTGTTTTGTCAGAGGGTGAACTTTTAGCGAGACACATGTCCGCATCCTTATCATATCGAGATATTTTATTCTTTAACGTCATGGCATTATACGGAGTTCCGTCGGGAAGGTAATGTACCGTCATGTACGTCATACGATTTGGATTCCACATATATTTAGTCGTGAGTTTTACGCGACTCTGTCGAAGTGTCCGTTGTATCATGTCTTCTCGGCTCCCCACGATCACACCCTTGTGACCGGGTACAATTTTGAGTACAGAGTTCATTTATACATGTATGTCGCAAATCTTTAAATCGGGTCCATTTGAAAATTCTCGTCATCTCGAAAATTAAAAATAAAAAAATTATTTTTTTCTACGCTTTCTTCTTTGAAAAGTTTCTGAAAAAATAAAAAAAGTTTTTTGTGTTTTTAAAAATGAAAAAACATGGTGTTGCTTCGCAATTATTCTCGTCTTTTGATTTGAAACACTGTATGCCCCTACATAAACCATTTTACCATTTATGTAGAGACTATGTCTTTTTCAAACAAAACCTTAAAATTCTCGTCATCTCGAAAATTAAAAATAAAAAAATTATTTTTTTCTACGCTTTCTTCTTTGAAAAGTTTCTGAAAAAATAAAAAAAGTTTTTTGTGTTTTTAAAAATGAAAAAACATGGTGTTGCTTCGCAATTATTCTCGTCTTTTGATTTGAAACACTATATCTCATGATTTTCTATCAACTCACGCGGAATGTGTTGTATCTTCCAGCGTAATATTTTTGGTACCCTATTATAAATGCGAGTCCACATCGTGGGTGCCGGACCCACAGGCATGTCTGTCGCATGGGAACTTCTCAGGTCCACGGATCATGAGGTCATCGTATACGACCGCAAACCATCAGCGGGTGGTTCGTGGTGGGAACCAGAAACAGAGACCCGTGATTTACACGCACACAGAATCGTGTTTGATAACGCCTTCGTAAACACCGATAGTCTCTTCAGGGAAATGGGAATCGAATGGGACGACATGTTTCAGCCCGCGAAGACGGATGTTTACAAAACCATATTTAAAAGTCTCGGTATACAAGATTATCTCACACTCACAGCACTCGCGGGTAAAGTCCTCGCGAGACAATCCAAATACAAATCCATATCACTTAAAGACGCTATTGGGTCACTCACGGAATCGGGTGAACGACTCATACGTACTATTACATTTATCATGGATGGTGTTGACTGGGAAACCATGTCGGCATACGAGTTCGTGAATAATTTCGACCACGTGGGACTCTCTAAACAATACACTCAACGTGTTTCCGGTAAAGTCATGTGTGACGCCATGCAGACCGCACTCTTAGAAAATGGTGCCACGTTTATGTTTAATACCCACCTAGAAGGCGTGAATTATTTCGAAGATGGGTACGAGGCGACTTTCACTGATGGTGTAAAAATAAACGATGGTCTCCTCGTGGTATGCGTGGATAACAGTAAAGCACTCGAACTCGTGGGTGACAATTGGGGTGAAGATGTATTCAAAAAAATAGGTCCGAGTACATACGGGTGTATAAACGTGTTACTCGACTACGACGAACCAGTCACATTACCATCCGACCTCGAATTTGGTATGAACACAGAACTCCGATTACAACCAGTGGTCTTATCCGACGGAAAGACCGTCTCGTGTGTCATATGTGAGCTCACGGAAGACGTGTTAACTACACATCCAGATATACTTAAACCCGAGGTGATTCGTCAACTCAATATTCCAGAACCTAAGAATGTACGCATAGGATGGGGTGCTGATTGGAAAGATGGAAGATGGGTATTCGAACAATCATCGGGTGTTTTGAGTCTTCACGGACAAGTCCCTTTCTTCGGTCAAAATAAACACGTGGCTTTGTGTGGTATGATGTCTCCTAGAAATACACCTTACTCGAGCATAGAAGCATCCATAGAAGTGAGTCGTACTTTTTGTAAACAGGAATTCAATACCAGAGGCCCTTTACAACCTATACGAGTCACACTCGTGCTATTCGTACTTATAGCTTTAATTCTAATCACCATATATACCAGGAAATCATGATTCCCATGGAATGTGAAGTATACGAACCCATGTATGAATATAACGACAAAAAGTACATGCGCGTAGTCGTGAATGACAGAACGCGTGACTACATACACGGACTTCAAGAGAGCAAATCAAGATTTATCATGAACAAACAAAAAGTAGACGACCCACTCGAGGGAAATGTTTTAACAATAAAAGTACCATTCAGATACAGACGCGTGATGTGTACCGTCGAAGGTAACACACCCGTGCAATCTCTAGCTAAGGGTGACAAAGTCAAAATATTAGCAAATTTTAGTGGCGCGTGGAATGTCGCCAATCACAGTGGATATGCTTGGGTGATTAAGACGATTCAGACTCCTCCTCTTTCTTCTCCGGAATATCAATCTCTTCCAAACCATTCTCCTTGAATCCCAAGAATACACGGAGACTTCCTTGAAGTCGGTGAAGTTCCTGGTATGTCGTTTCGACGGCTTCTTGGAGCTTTTTAATGTTTTCTTCAACGTTAAGCTTTGGCATCTTGTATGTACTCTATTAAAGTTTGCAATCTTTAATACAGTAGAATGCTCACAAGGAGTGGATACATAATTAACAATCCACTACCCGAAATAAAAAAAGAGCTCACGGTAAGGGCCATCGTTAACGATGACTTTGGATTTCCTCCACCACCTTTCAAGGTATTTAGACCAACTAAGAACGGAATCTGCGTTCCAAGATACTATGGAATTAGTAAAATGGGAGAACCTCATGACGACAAAAGACCAGAACCTGTTCGAATTAGTGTGCGTTTCAATGGGACACTCAGAGACGCCACCCATCAGAACGCCGCACTTGCTGCGGCTATTGATGCGGGTCATGGAGTCCTCAGCCTTCCGTGTGGGTATGGGAAGACCACCGTTTCGTTAGCTATCGCGTGTAAACTTGGATACAGAACAATGATTGTCGTGCACAAGGAATTCCTCGCAAATCAATGGGAAGAACGAATCAAACAGTTCTGTCCAGGTGCTACCATAGGTCGAGTTCAACAAAACAAAAAAGAAGTTGACTGTGATTTTGTGATAGCCATGTTACAATCGCTCTCACTGAAAGAATATTCATTCGGTGATTTTGATAGCGTTGGTACGCTCATAGTAGACGAAGCACATCATATATGTGCAAAGGTGTTTAGTCAATCCTTATTTAAGATGTGCCCCAAACACATTTTTGGTTTATCTGCGACACCGAACAGGAAAGATGGACTCACGAAAGTGCTTCACTGGTTTATGGGTCCTACATTTTTTGCCGTGGAACGAGAAAATCAACAGCAGGTCGAAGTGTTTCCAATCGAGTTTGAGTGTCCACGTTTTAGAGACCCACCACCGTGTACTCGATTTGGGAAATTATCACTCTCGACTATGATCACAGAACTGACAGAAATGCGCGAACGAAACGCGATGCTCGTGGGTCTCATCAAGCGTATCACACAAAGCACGAGACAATTACTTGTGTTAAGTGACCGCCGTCAACACTGCATGATGTTGCATCAGTGTTTTCCAAATAATTCAGGTCTTTACATGGGGGGTATGAAAGAAGCTGACCTCACAGAATCAAGCACAAAAAAGATAATATTTGCAACTTTTAGTCAAGCACATGAAGGTTTGGATATACCTTCTCTGGACACGGTTATTCTCGCGACGCCCAAATCCGACATAGTACAATCCATAGGTCGCGTCATGCGTGAAACAAAGGGGAAAAAGAATAACCCAAACATCTACGATATTTTTGATCAATGGTCAGTGTGTCACGCCATGTATAACAAGCGTCTTCGTGTCTATAAACAGGGTGGTTTCAAAATGCCCAAAGTAAAACCCGAAGAACCCGATGCATTCGCGCGGGGTACGTGTTTGATAAATTTGTAGTGTAATTATAGGATGCCTTGTAGTACGGATGATAGATCTCATCGAAAATACTACGAACGGATCACTTCAATCGAAACACTCGATTCCGTGACAACTAATGGTAACGTCACCACAAATGGGGTATTAATATCGGGTAACATAGAAACGAATGGTTACTTTTTAGGAGATGCATCTATGATGAATAATTTGTCATACATAAATAATATACAATCCATAGGGATAGAAGATGTAATTTTAAATGGTAACGTCTCTACATTCGGTGCTTATTTTGGTGGGGATTTAGAAGTGGGTGGGTACTTCATAGGAAATGGAAATGGGATATTTAATTTACCACCGTGGCAAGAAACCTTGCAAGAAGTGACGACCCAAGGAAGTGTGACTAACATAAATGTAAATTTTACAAATGGTATCACATCTTTTGAAACGTCCGGGAATGTAGTGATTACAGGAAATGTTACGTGTTCTAAACTCATTGGAAATGGTGAGTTTTTGGATGAGGTAGCCAACACATACGAATTATCGGTGCTCAGTTCGAGTATATTGAGTGTCGAAAATAAGAAGATAATCACAAATACGAGTGGACTTTCACCCGTAAGCATGGGTGATATACTTACATCTACATCAAACGGTGTATTAGGTAAATTATCAATTGGTTCGAATGGTCAGATTCTAATAGCGGATACTCTTCCAAAATGGGAAACAATTGCGAATATATTAAATATAGGTTCGAGGACTAATGACCTCGAGAATGAATTTATATTTACCAATTCGCCAAACCTGACTTCACTCACTATAGGTGACATATTGTATGGACACGGCGCGAATGACATAAGAAGACTCGCGAGAGAAACGACGGCAGATAACACGCATCTCACTACGGGTGATTATGGTACCGGGTATGGACGGCTATTACGCATGGATGAATGGGGTGAAAATGTCATGTGGTTACACCCGAGTAACTACACACAAAACTCTGGTAATTACCCACTATTCTCAAGCGGTACATCTGGTACATTGAATTATATTACAATGATAATCAGAACAGATAAAATACTTCGTTATATTAACTCTAATCGAATACCTATAGGAGCAGGTGCAGCTCCATCTGACCTTTTATTTAGTTTACGTTTTAGCGATAGTATGTTCTATTCAGAAAATGGTCGTTCATATTCTGGAACTGGTAGTACAAAACATCCATCCGGTATAAAATGGAAATTATATACACAGGGTGACCTATATGCAAATTATATACATGGTGATGGAAGTAAAATGATATTTCCACAACCTACAGGCTCGATACCAGGTAATTTTGGTGCTACATTTAGTGGGCGTGGTGGTATTGGTGGTGGTGGTCCACCCCCTCTAGGAAAAGCCGGACAATTGCTTGTGTTTAGTGATAAACGTCGTAAATCTAAAATAAAAGCCATGTCTAAATCACTCGACACATTATCTAAATTGGTACCAAAATTATATGAAAAAGAAGGAAAACGCGAATCTGGGTTCATAGCACAAGAGATGTATTACGGTGTTAGGGAAATGCGACACATCGTGTGGCCAGATAGAGATGCCAATCCGAATGACGATGCACCCGAACCAAATTACTCCGATTGGGGTAAACGTCACGCGTGTTTAAGGTATCTCCATTTCATAGCATACGTTGTAAAATCTATACAAGAACTCAAAGAGCGTATGGAAAGGCTCAAAAATAATAGAAAGTAATCATAGAATGTCGTGTGGTTCACGAGGTCGGTCATATAGAAAATTTTACAGTAAAATACCAGAAACACTTCAAGTGGTTACAGACAACGGAAACGTAACAACAAACAGTGTATTATTTGATGGCGATGTAGAAACACAGGGATTTTTTATAGGTGATGGATCACAACTCACAAATTTACCCCCGGGTCCTACAATTACACTTCAATCTGTGCTCGCTCAAGATAATACATCGACATTGGGTGCCGTGTTCGACCAAGATATTGAAGTGAGTGGGAATTTCATAGGTGACGGGTCTCTGCTTACAAATTTACCTGCACCTACACTTCAACAGGTAACTTCCCAAGGCACCGTAACAAACGACAAAGTAACATTTTCAAACCCGGTAACATCACTCGAGACGAGTGGAAATGTCGTTGTCAACGGAAATGTTACGGCACTCGAATTCTTTGGTGATGGTTCGGAGCTCACATCAATTGTACCACAATCACAATTAGATGATAACTCGTCGCGAATAAACACACTCAATCAAAAAGTCATCATCACGAACACGAATGGGATCACCACAAATTTTACAAAAGGTGACATGTTATATGCATCCTCCGCGGGTAATTTATCAAAGCTCGCTATAAGTTCTACACAAGGCGATGTATTGTCCGTAAACGCATCGGGTGTACCCACTTGGGGTGCATCACCGAGTGTCTCATCTCTTGATAATAGAATATCATCACTCGAAGGAAATCTCATGGTCACTTCAACGACTGGTATTACTGGGTTTACCACAGGTGATATACTCTATGCATCCGGAACAAACACACTGACACGATTACCAAAAGGGGCAGCTGGGCAATTTTTAGCCATAAATAGTTCTGGTATACCCAGTTGGGTCAATGGACCTGGTGCGTCTACACAATTCATCACAGAATCTTATACATCCAGTACAATCGGGAGAATTGGATTTCATAATACGAATCCGCTACACGCTATTTCATTTGGTACCAGTTATTATGATGAAGACATAGACAATACATCCGCAAATTTAGTTATAAGTGGTAATGTGTATGCCGAATATTACTACGGTGATGGTTCAGGTCTCACAAACCTCAATGTGTCTCCGACATCCGATGCGAGAGCTAAATCAAACTCAGAGATCATAGTCAATTCACTCGACACACTTTCTAAACTCAATCCAGTCATGTATGTCAAAGACGGTCTAGAAGAATCTGGTTTCATAGCACAAGACATCTATTACGATGCCCCCGAATTGAGACACCTCGTCGAACTCGGTAAAGATGCAAAACCAAATGAAACAAAGAATGAACCCAATTACGAAGATTGGGGTGAAGAACACGCAAAACTCGATTACGTGGGTCTCATCGCATACACGGTCGCGGCTATAAATGAACTACGAGAAATGGTCGATGAACTTGAAAACGCTTAAATTAATCTGTTTTTACCAGTCACATGATATGCGAATGGTAAAAATAGTTCGTTTACTTCTTAATGGCGTCCATCGCGGCGAGTGCGACCACACCCGCGATAAAGAACAAAACGACGTAATTCGTTTCAGTGTCTTCTGTGCGAGTATCTCCTCTGGAAGAAGGACGAGATCCGGTAGATGGCGCATACATCCGAGGAAGCCTGGGTGGCGGGTCTTCCTCAAGGGGACAGTACCCTATCATTTATACTCTATGTTTACAAATTTATTTCTACTGACTTTTTCTTACGACCACGTTTACCCTTTGTCGTGGTCGACACTTTCACCTCTTTGACATCGCTGTCCTCTTCGTCATCATCGGCTGGACCTTCGACGATGTCCGAAATCGCATCATCGTCGTCGTCAATCGATGGAATGGGTTCAGGTGCTGTGGTAGACATAGGTGGTGCGGGTGGCATCATAATGTTACCCATCAAACTTGAAATATCGACGCCTGGACCCTTCATTTCGTACTGGTTACCACCCGATGGTTCGCTCGATGGGGCGTCCATAGCACTTCTTGGTGTCGTGTTTTTCACAGCATCGACCATGTTTTGAACGAGTCCTGGATTTTGCTTCAAGATATCATTCATATTGGGCATGACTGACTTGAACATACTATTCGTCAAGTGGAACATCATCGCTGAACCACCGAGCATCATGATGAGCTTGACTTCTGGAGCAACGTGCATCTTCGTCCTGTACTTGACGTATAACTCTTCAAATACTTCATCGTAGTCGTCAACGTTTTCCATCACATTCTCCGACCAGCCTTCAAGCTGGATCTCGAATGGATTATATTTTTTGTTCAAAAACTCGAGACCAGTCACACACGCAATCAGCATACGACGAGAGAACTTAATAGAGCGGTCGACGTCAATGCTATACGTGATTCGCTTCACTTCCGTACGCAAATCGTCAACGTTCGAGTATACATTGAGTCGTTTGTTCACCGAAAATCCCTTCTTTTCGAGACGACCAAGTTTGTTGACAAGGTCTGCCTTCTCTTCATCGATGGATTTATACCCAGGCGATGGTCGCTCTTCTTCTTGTATCGCATAATCACCTTGCATGTACTGTGGCTGTTCCATCTCTTCTTCGTCGTATTCGCCGTAATCAACGGGTTCTTCTTGGTGTTGTTGTGGAACCGACTGCTTAGTCGGGTTGGCAAACGCATCGATGTCTTCTTGCATCGTTGGTTGTGGCTGTGGTTTGTATACCGTCGGCTGTGGGACGCGCCGCGAAGAGCGTGGACGGGGCGCCTCAATTTCAATCTCATCCATCAACGCCTGTTCATTGTCATCAAGCTTCATGACATTCCCAACGCTCCGGTCGAGTGATATTTCTCCGTCCATTACTCTGTACTTTGAAACTAATTCAAATTCTTTAACGCACTTTATAAAAAATATTGCATACATAATAAATGATGAAACTCAACGCCACAAACCGAAACACCCTTAAGGCGATTGCTTTGATATGCGCACTCCTCTCGGCATTGATGGTGATGTTCCCCCAACGAAGAAGTGGTTACCAGCCCAGACCAATCAATCTTGAAGTCGCCCCCGAAGGCGCTGTCGAATCCATTTTTGATTTGGAACACAAGATTGAATGTGTGCCAGGTTCGAAAGAATCCGCGTACTACACCAAGTCTTTGACTCCAGGTGGTATCTGTGGCGACCAAGATTTCGTCAAGAAAAGCGCGGACGCGAAGATTATCGGTGGAATCGGTGGATCTTTAATATAATGTATTAGTAATGACTACTGTGAATACGGTTCGGCAAGTTTTACCAGATTTTGAATACGAGTATCATACTATCTCGGTCGATACCATCGGTCAAGATAGCAAAAACACTTTCACTGTGCACTTGACGCAACCAATCGAAAACATCGTACAGACTCGTCTTTTGGCGGCTCGTATCGATGCATCCGGCTCCAGTGTATGCCATATCTCAGTGGATGAATTGAATACGAATTATTCCCAAAGAACGTCTAATGTGTACGGTGGTCAAGGAGACATGACTGTACTTAACAGAGGGTTCGGTACGGTGATACAGGACGGGTCAAATCCAATCATATTTAAGGATGATTATGACGTCACCACACAATATATGACTCCGGTGAGAAAGGTTGATAGATTGAGTTTTACACTCAGAGATGAAAACGGTGTTACCACGACAGATGGCACCGATAACTTTTTTATTTTCAGATTTGTTTGCAAGAATAAGAATTTGCCCTTCATTGAATCGGGGCGCTAGGTACGTGTATTTTTTACCTTTATGTATTATAAATGTCGGCGGGAGTCGTGCAATTGATAGCCATAGGTGCTCAAGATGAACACATCATGGGTGAACCTGAGATATCATTCTTCACGTCGACATTCAAACGGCATTCAAATTTTTCACAGTCCGTAGAGAAACAGCTCATGCAGGGTAATGTGAAAAATAACGCTATGACATCCGTAAAATTCGACAAAACTGGTGATATGCTTGGATACTTGTATATCACAGTAGATGATAACAATCAATCCATAGACATAACAGACTGGACCCAAGTGATAGACAAGGTTGAGTTATATATAGGTGGGCATCTCATCGATTCTCAAGATTCAGTGTTTACAGAAAAAATTGCTATAGATACATTCGCACAGAATGTGTCTAAGAGCTCAAACGGCCCACATCCAGGTATAAGCTCTAAGTCATACTTTTACCCTCTTCGATTTTTCTTTTGTGAGGGTCCTCAATGTGCACTCCCACTCGTGGCATTGCATTATCACAACGTAGAAATACGTATTCACTGGGGGAACTCAGTCGGAAACTACAATTATGAATTGTATGCGAATTATTACTATCTCGACAACGAAGAGCGTGGAAATATAGTTTCTCGTAACCACGAAATGCTCATCACACAAGTACAAAAAAACATACCATCGGGTGAATTGGATCAAGAACTCATATTTAGTCATCCAGTTAAATATATCGCCTCTTCGGATACATCATCCAATGGTGCACTTACATCCATATCAAATCGAGTTAAGTTAAACATAAATGGCCTCGATATAGGAAACTTTAGATGGGCGAAACCACATTACATAGACGTCATGGCATATTATCACACGAATTATGTGACTTCCCCGGATTTCTTTATGTATTGTTTCTGTCTCTTAACAAGTTCTTTACAGCCCACAGGTACTTTAAATTTTAGTCGCCTCGATAACGTGAAAATTATAAGTGAGACTTTACCAATCACACACCCTATATATGCGGTTAACTATAACATTTTGAGAGTTGAAAATGGCATGGCTGGTTTACTATACGCGAATTAAAATACAATAGTATATTAAATGGTTAAGAATTCCGGTGTGAATCAGCCTACTGATATGGTGCGCCTCGGGCGATACATTGATTCAGAGCAACCCAGAAACTCCATTGTGTTTAATGCCTCAGAAAACAAAATTCGTGATATCAAACACAGCGGATTATACATAAGTCCAATACGTAATGCGAGTGCATCGAACTTACTTGCGTATGATTCGATCACGAAGGAAGTCGTCGATATAGGAGGCACAAAACTAAAACTCGACGAACTACAAGTAAAAAATTTAGACGTGTTAAATCTCACGACACTCAACGAAGAACACGTATATACACCTGTATTAGAAATAGGTGAAGGGTGTAAACCAACTGAAAATGTGGGTGTAGACATACACGGTATACAACTCATGCACACGAAGAGTAACGGGTGTTTATCCATTAACGCGAACACAAAAATAGACGGGTCCATCGAAGCGACGCAATTCGTGGGCGACGGAGGTCTCTTATCTAATGTACAATATGATCTGAACGTAGACATAGGCGAAGTCGTGGAAAATATACAAATACTCGGTGAACTCAAGGCCGATGGTGGACTCCTGTCTAATATTACAATCGACCAAATCACAGATTTTAATGATTATTTTAATACATTAGATGTATCAAATGACATAAATGTCGGGAGATCGTTGTATGTAAATAACCGTATCCACACGAAAGGAAATATAAACGCAGATGGAAAAATTATCGCTCCATCTTTTCATGGAGATGGCACTACACTCAATGGGGTCGCCAAAATAACTGATGTTGATGCGACAAATGTACGAGTATCAAAATTGGAATCAAATATACCGCGTTTTGAACCAATTGAAAAAGACATTCCATTTCTACAAAAACAAATTGACCAACTTCGGGTAGAATTACCACGAATTGATACGCTTGAAAAAAACGCGTCAATGCACGAAACAGCGCTATCCACTTTGAACCCACGCACTTTCAAACTAGAAACGAATATACCTAGGATAACCACGTGTGAAAAAAGGATAAGTGGCATAGAGGCGAGTATACACAATCTACCCGAAATAGAACGTTTGAGTAAAGATGTGTCCGCTATTCAAACATCGATACCAATCATTCATGATACAAAAAAGATAGTTCCGTGTGTTCACGAAAATACATCTAGAATAATAGATTTGGAAAAGACAATCGCGCGATTTAATGAACTGGAACAAATCAAACAACAACTTTTACAATTTAAACATGTATACAAGGAGTTGCACCGCATTGAACCACTTGAATTGCTCATTAGCAAAACTAAATCAATACTCGAACAAACTGTGGAAGATATAAAAGATCTTCCGAGTGTGCGCGAGAGAATTACAACCATCGAAAACGCACCACTCGAAGGTGATGGTTCTCTCATATCAAATATTTCTTTCACACACGTGTTATCGTGCTCGAACGAGACAAATCTACCACTAAACATACACAACGATGTTACGGCTTCGCGAATCATAACATCTAGTGCACCTAAATTAACATCCAGAATCGGGGAAGCGGATGGAATATGTTTAAGTAATCTAGCTGAAATTAACGGTTATGCAAAGGCAAATAATGGTACTACATCGGGTAATCCTGGTGGTATAGCATTTAAGACTCGGGATACATCTGGTGATATGAAGGTTAATATGACATTGGATGCAAATGGAAAATTGGCACTTGGAGCACACAAGGGACATCCATCGGCTATATTAACACTTCAATCGACAACGGGTGGTTTACTTTTACCTCGTATGTCTCACAGCGAAATGGAAAGTATACAGAAACCGACACCCGGTCTAATGGTGTATGACAACGAAAATGATACACTTTATGTATACAAGAAGTCGGGTTGGACAGAAATAAAATGAGAACTAATATAAATGGTGAAAAACCTTAACACTATCGAAAAATCCGAGAGGATCAGGATAGGTAAGCATGTTCCTGATGAACAAGCTGTGAACACCATAATAATTAATGCGTCTTCGAACGTGATACATGCACCAGAAGCTGGGTTATATGTGTCTCCTATTAGACTAAATAATTCACTACACTCAAATGTAATTTGTTACGATGTAACCACAAAAGAAGTCGTAGATAGTGGAATCGGTTTAAATTTACAGGGTGTGTCTGAAACTGGAAATTCAACCACGGAAACTTTGCAATTTATGAACACCACAACTAGTTTCATCACTGCATCTAATGTGGGTATAGCCAATACAAATCCACAACACGAATTATCTGTCGGTGGCGACACATACATAGCGGGTAACCTCACAGTCGTCGGTCAGACAACTTCGATTTCGACAGAAAATCTGCGTGTAAAAGATGCCATCATCGAGTTGGGTGAAAATAATACAGATAATGATTTTGTTTTTGATTTGGGTCTCATCATGACACGCCCCGGTTCAAATGTTACGGCGTCATATATTGAATCGAGCAATGAATATATCATTGGTTACACACAAAATTCGGCATCGGATACACTCATCACACCGGATACATCGAACCTCATTCAGATGCGCGTGTATGGTGATGTCACAGCAAATAGTTTCATAGGGGATGGTTCTTTTTTATCAAATGTCGTACAAGATACTGATTTATCTGCAAACCTAGATGTTATCCGAAGTGAAATGGCATCGAACACAATACAATTACGTGAAGACCTCCAATCAAATGCGACCATTTTACGCGACGAAATGACTGCAAACACTATACAATTACGGGAAGACCTTCAATCAAATGCGACCATTTTACGCGACGAAATGACCGCGAACACGATACAATTACGCGAGGACCTCCAATCAAATGCGACGATTTTACGCGACGATATGGCTGCAAATACAGTTCAACTTCGAACGGACCTCCAATCAAATGCGACCATTTTACGTGACGATATGGCCGCAAACACTGTAACCATTCGGGGTGAAATGGCCGCAAACACACTTCAACTTCGAACGGACCTCCAATCAAATGCGACCATTTTACGCGACGATATGGCTGCAAACACTGTAACCATTCGAGGTGAAATGGCTGCAAATACACTTCAACTTCGAACGGACCTCCAATCAAATGCAACCATTCTTCGAAGCGAGATGGCGGCAAATGTCATTACAATTCGTGGCGAAATGACCACAAACACAGTCACATTACGAAGTGATTTACAGTCGAATGTAACCGTTCTTCGTGGTGAGATGGCTGCGAACACTATAAGCATACGGGGAGAGATGCAATCAAATTTAGCACTCAAAGCAAACATAGAGAGTCCCGTATTTACGGGAATCATCACCGGTGATGGTGGTGGTATATCGAACATCTCACTTCAAGACGTTACTGAGTATGGTGACTCGACGGATAGAACTATCACCATGTCTAATGCACTTTCGATGGTCACGAGTGGTAACGTTGGTGTAAATACATCCACGCCTCAACGAATGCTTCACGTCGCGGGTGATATCCTCGCGGACGATGACATCATAGGTGTTGATTTCTATGGGGATGATGCGACGTTTACCGGTGGTCTCACAGTTTCCAAGGACGCGCTCATTTACGGAAACCTGGAAGTTCGGGGAAATACGACATATCTTTCCACACAGAATTTGCTCGTAGAAGATCCCATATTGGCTTTGGGTGCAAACAATACGAGTTCGTCGCTGGATACGGGTCTCATTGTTTTAGTATATCAAGGTGATTCGAACGTAGCGTTTGGTTACAGGGGTGCGAGCAATGAGTTCATCATAAGTCATACATTGAGTTCACCCAATGACGCCGAACTCATACCCGATACATCGAATTCAATTAATGTACACGTGTATGGTGACGTCACAGCAGATTCATTCATTGGTGATGGTGGTCTTTTGTCTAACATCGCGAGTAATCTTCACCAAATAGCTTTGAATGGAAATACTACTTCCGAAACAATTATTTTAGACGGGGATATAACCGGTCTCAGTGTGACTAATAACGTATTGGTCGGCGGAAACGTGACTGCATCCAGTTTTATAGGTGATGGTGGTCTTTTATCTAACATCGCGAGTAATCTTCATCAGATAGCACTCAATGGGAATGTGACCACAGAGACGATTTATTTGAACAATGCAGTGACCGGTCTAGAAGTAGATGCGAACGTGGTAGTAGGTGGAAATGTTACGGCTAACACGTTTCTTGGGGATGGTGGACTTTTGTCTAACATCGCGGCAACTTTGCAAGAAGTGTCAGATAACGGAAATGTGACATCCAATACAATACTACTGACAAACACGGATGTTGGCCTCGTGGCCACTGGTAATGTAGAGGCTGCGCGTTTTATTGGTGATGGTTCGTACCTCACGGGAATCTCAACTGTGAGTAATTTAGAAGGTATCGTAAATAATGGAAATGTATCTTCAAATACAATCCAACTCACAAACGCAGATGTGGGTCTCAAGGCCACTGGAAACATAGAAGCGAACTATTTCGTGGGTGACGGGTCTAGACTCACGGGAATAACAGGTGGTGGTGGAGGTGGTAGTAGTAATCTAGAAGACGTTGTACTAAACGGAAACGTCACATCTCAAACGATACATATACAAAACACCGTGAGTCTCACGACGACGGGCAACGTGGGCATCGCAAATACAAATCCCATGTGTGACCTAGCAGTTGGATCAAACCTATGTGTTAACGACATAAGTTCGAACGTCTTAACAGTGGATGGTAACATTTTGGCACACAAGATTACACTCGATAGCATACAACTCGCCGCGGGATACTCTCTTCAATACGTGACTAATTATGGAAATACAACGTCTAATACAATAGAGTTTACAAATTCAGCGACGGGTCTCGTCACGACGGCGAACGTGGGTATTGCGAATTCGAACCCAATACACACGCTTGATGTGGGTTCAAATCTTTGGGTCGAGGATACGGGATCGAATGTCTTATATGTGAACGGGAATGTACACGTGGCTGGTTCTCAGCTCACAGTGGGTGAGAAATTGGGTATAGGAAACACCACACCAGGTCATGATTTGAGTGTGGGGTCTAATTTGTACGTCGAAGACACGGGTTCCAATGTACTTGTGATAGACGGAAACGCATCTATAAACGATACACTCTTTCTCAGTGCGGTTGAACTTGACGTGGTAACATCAAACACCTCCGCACTAACTACTCAATTCACAAACACAAACGTGGGTGCGGTCTTCACCGGAGGCATCGTCATCAATGATGGATCGTACAAATGTAAACACTACGCGTATAGTAACGTGAGCGTACCAACTAATTTCGCAAACGTGGCGATGACGTTCGCATC